GGTATAATTATACTCTATAGTGGAGAATTTATGCTTTACATTGATAAGAAGTATGCAAGTATTCTTGGTGGTCGTCTAAGAAACTTTAAGCAGAAAAATGATTACTTGTGGAACTTTAGCTGCCCTGTTTGTGGAGACAGTTCCAAAAATAAATTAAAAGCACGAGGATATATCTATCGTGTGAAGTCAGATTTGTTCGTGAAATGTCATAATTGTGGCTATGGAACTAATCTCGGGAATCTTATCAAACGTGTCGACCAAAAATTATATGATGAATATGTTTTGGAGCGCTATACTTCAGGAGCGTCAAAATATAATGATCACAAAGAAGTAACAGTACCAGATTCAAAACCAATTTTATTAGAGGATGACATTTTGTCTCCTTTAAAGCGAATTGATTTGTTGGATGAAACCCACCCAGCAGTAAAATACGTTGCGGATCGTAAGATACCCAAAGATAGGTGGAAGTATCTTTATTTCGCACCAAAGTTTAAGAAGTTCACTAACTCTGTCTCTCCAAAGTTCGTAGAGCCAATCGAAGGTGAGCATCCAAGAATGATTATACCATTCTTTACAGATGCTGGTAAGTGTTTTGCTTTTCAAGCCAGAGCGTATGGTGATGAACAGCCTAAGTATTATACAATCAAGGTCGACGAAAAGACGGAAAAGATTTATGGTCTCGATCGTATAGATTTTTCCAAAAAGATATATGTTGTGGAAGGACCAATTGACTCTCTGTTTCTTCCAAATGCCATCGCAGTTAGTGGCGCTAGTTTTGATACGCCAACAATTAAATCTTTGTTGACAAATGCAGTTATAGTTATGGATAACGAACCCAGAAACAAAGAGATCGTTAAACAGATGGGTAAATACATTGAAGAGGGTTATAATGTTTGTATGTTTCCAGATTTCGTAATGGAAAAAGATATTAATGAAATGATTTTACATGGTAAAACTTCTGAAGAAATTCTTGAATTGATAAATACAAACACCTTCTCTAATCTGGAAGCGAAATTGAGATATGGTACATGGAGAAAAGTATGAAAGTGAAGTTGATTAGTTATTCCGAGCCAGCTGGAGATCTGCCAGCCCACATCGACAATATGCAGGAGTTGGTGGCTTTCTGTGCGAGGGTGTCAAACCCAAGCAATCAAACAAATACAGAAACATCTGAGAAGTTAATTCGATATCTTATCAAGCATAAACACTGGTCACCATTAGAAATGGTTTCCGCGTGTTTAGAGATTGAGACCACACGTGATATAGCAAGACAGATATTACGTCATCGTTCTTTTTCATTCCAGGAGTTTAGTCAAAGATATGCAGATCCAACAAAGGATCTGTCATTTGTTCTTCGTGAGCCAAGATTACAGGATCCAAAGAATAGACAAAACTCAGTTGAGATTAATGGTTGGACATTGGGTGAGCAGAATTTAATAGAAGAGTGGAAAAGAAAACAAGAAGATGTTTTGCGCGAAGTTGTTCATGCTTATGAGTGGGCGATCAAAAATAATATCGCTAAAGAACAAGCAAGAGTAGTTTTACCAGAGGGTTTAACTGTTTCTAGAATGTATATGAATGGTACTTTACGTAGTTGGGTTCATTTTATTGAATTGCGCAGTGCTAATGGAACCCAAAAAGAACACATGCTGGTGGCTCGTGAATGTGCTAAGGTAATCGCCAAAGTATTTCCTTTGGCTGAGGAATTTGTAAGTAAATAATTATAACGGAGTTCGTATGAAAGATGTAGTGCATGGCATAACAGTAGATTATTCTCGCGATGGTTTGTTTGACGAACTTGGGCTACTACGATTAAAAGAGAGTTACATGAGGGAAGAAGAAGTATCCCCTCAAGAAAGATTCGCGTATGTCTCGTCTAAGTTTGGTAGCAATCCTGATCATGCTCAGCGGTTGTACAACTATTCGTCCAAGCATTGGTTGTCATATTCAACACCAATTCTATCCTTTGGGAGAAGTAAAAGGGGTTTGCCTATATCTTGTTTTTTAAATTATATTGAAGATACTGCGGAGGGTTTAGTTGATAATCTTAGTGAAACTAATTGGCTTTCTATGCTTGGTGGCGGTGTCGGCATTGGCTTTGGTATTCGTTCGTCGGATGATAAATCTACTGGCGTTATGCCGCACCTCAAAATTTACGATGCGTCTAGTTTGGCTTATCGCCAAGGTCGCACTCGCCGTGGGTCTTATGCTGCTTATCTTGATATTTCCCATCCAGATATTATTGCTTTCTTAGAAATGAGAAAGCCAACAGGCGATCAAAACTTAAGAACATTAAACATGCATCATGGTATTAATATTCCTGATGCATTTATGGAATTAATTGAGAAGTGTATGATTGACCACGATGCAGATGATTCGTGGGAACTGAAAGATCCACACAGTGGTGAAGTGCGTGAGGTAGTTTCTGCAAGAGAATTATGGCAGAGAATCCTTGAGATGCGTATGACAACAGGTGAGCCATATCTGCATTTTATCGACACATCCAATAAACATTTGCCACAGTGGCTAAAGGACAAAGGATTAAAAGTTCATCAATCAAATCTGTGTTCAGAAATTATTCTACCAACAAATGAAAAGCGTACTGCTGTTTGCTGTTTGTCCTCTTTAAACTTGGAGTATTATGATGAATGGAAAGATGACCCTTTGTTCCTTCGAGACGTTGCGGAAATGCTTGATAATGTTCTGCAGTATTTTATTGATAACGCACCCACTTCTATTTCCAGAGCTGTTTATTCTGCTACTCGTGAGCGCAGCATTGGCATCGGAGCATTAGGATGGCATGCTTATTTGCAGAAATGTAATTTGCCTTGGGAATCACCAATGGCAATTGGTCGTAATAAACAAATTTTCAAAACAATACGGGAGAAATTAGATGTGGCTAATAAAGAACTTGGGACCAGAAGAGGCGAAGCTCCTGACGCGATGGGTACTGGGAATCGCTTTAGTCATCTTATGGCTATCGCTCCCAATGCTTCTTCTTCCATTCTCATGGGGAATACTAGTCCTAGCATTGAACCTTATCGTGCCAATGCTTATCGGCAGGATACTCTTTCGGGTTCTCACTTAAACAAAAATAGGTATCTTGATAAGATTATTCAGGTTGAAGCGGAGAAACATAATGAAGGTTGGGCTGACGAAGTTTGGCGTAGCATTATTGCGAATGATGGTAGCGTTCAGCACTTGGATTGGATGGACGAATGGACAAAAGATGTTTTCAAAACATCTATGGAAATTGACCAGCGTTGGGTGGTCCAACATGCGGCAGATCGCCAGCCTTGGATTGACCAAGCGCAATCTTTAAATGTCTTTTTCCGTCCAGACAGCAACATTAAATACATACATGCTGTTCATTTTATGGCATGGAAACTTGGATTAAAAACAATGTATTACTGCCGCAGTGATAAGATCGCCAAAGCAGATAAAGTTGCCAAACGTCTTGAACGAGAAGTTATAAAAGAGATTGATTTAACAGCACTAACTAAAGATGATGGTGCCTGTCTAGCCTGCGAAGGATAATTAATGGACGCATACGATCTATACTGGAAACTAAAAACACTTTGGATGGAAAACTGTAGTAGAATTAGTGGAGTTACAACTAAAACAGCCCATATGGCTATAATGATCCCAACTGAGAATGGATATAAAGAAGTTCTTGGTGCAAAATACAATAAAGAAATTAATGCAATAGAGTTAATAATAGAGGAACAAGAATGAAGACTAGTCTAAAATTAACAGACGAAAGAAATTACTTTAAGCCATTTGAGTATGCATGGGCATATGACGCATGGTTAAAGCATGAGCAAGCACATTGGCTACACACAGAGGTGCCAATGGCAGAGGATGTGAAAGATTGGAAAAAGAAATTAACTAAAGAAGAAAAACATTTTTTAACCAACATCTTCCGTTTCTTTACGCAAGGTGATATTGACGTTGCTGGTGGCTATGTGAAGAACTATCTTCCATACTTTCCACAACCAGAAATCCGTATGATGCTTATGGGTTTTGCTGCACGCGAAGCGTTGCATATTGCAGCATATTCCCACTTGATTGAAACTCTCGGAATGCCAGAATCAACTTATAATGAATTCCTTGAATATCAAGAAATGAAGGATAAGCACGACTATGTTTTGGATATTTCTGCCAAGAATACAACAAAAGAAAACACTGCTACGCACATTGCGGTCTTCTCTGCTTTTACGGAAGGAATGCAGTTGTTTAGCTCTTTCATTATGCTTCTCAATTTTCCTCGTCATGGTATTATGAAAGGCATGGGACAGATTGTTACCTGGTCTATCGTTGATGAAACTATGCATGCTGAGAACATGATGCGTCTATTTAAAGAGTTTATCAAAGAAAATCCAGAGATCTGGAATGATTCTTTGAAGAGTAAAATCTATAGCATTGCTGAGAAGATGGTTGATCTTGAAGATAAATTTATTGATCTATCATTCGCCAATGAATCAATGAGAGACCTAACTGCTGATGATGTTAAGAAATATATTCGTTATATTGCAGATCGTCGTCTTATTGGTTTGGGCATGAAAGGCATCTACAAAGTTAAAAAGAACCCACTACCATGGGTAGAAGAAATGATTAACGCACCAGTGCATGGCAACTTCTTTGAGAATCGTGTTACTGACTATGCTAAAGGTGCTTTGTCTGGTACTTGGGAAGATGTTTGGGCTAAAGCAGCATAATGGCTCATATAATAGCAAATCTTCCACCAGTAAAATGTTTTATTCGCAGAGAGTTTCTCTATGATTTCGAAAAGGGACATGGAGAACTTGAACCTTGCTGGTGGATAAGTATTAAATCTATACGTGGACAAGCGTTTAGAATAGAAGCATATTTAAATAACTATGGCGCTTTGTATGATAAGTTGCCATTACATGCATTTTGTTGGAAACCGATTGACGGCGAGCCATTACCTTTAGATTATTTACAGCTGTGGGATTGTCTTTCATATGATGTTACAGTATTAAAGAAAGCACAACTCCAATCAATGCGCTGTAAGATAAAACTAAAAAACGGAGAATGGTTATATGGCGAGTATCTATTTACTGTTGACTCTGCTCATCCTGATTTTAATGTTCTTGATACTGGATTTGCTGAAGATATCGAAGACCACAAATCTTATAATTTTATTCGGTGCGATAATGGTCAGTTCTCTGCTCAGCCAAACAATCGTATTATTATCCTTGAGCCATCGTCTAATCCTAGGGAGCTAAAGATTCCTGATTTTAGAGTGGCAACTAAACGATGGTCTGTGGAAACAGATCCAAAATGGGCATTGGGAGATACAAACACTGTGATGTATGAGGAGACAAAATGATATCGGTAGAAACATTAGTTGAGCTGGCAAAGGAAGTGGAGAATGAAGATCCTATAGATTGGGGTATGCTTTCTATTGATGAGGATACTGCATATAAAGTTATTGCATCTCAGGTATTGGAAATCTATAACACAAATGACCAACTAACCATGTTGGCGAGTATAACAAAGTTAATTGTGGAGAACTTTGTGCTAAATCTTAAACTACAGGGTATGAAATAATGACTACTAAATTCTTTGATTGTGAAGAGTGCGGAGCAAGAGGAAAGATAATACTTAAAGGGGAAGATCACACCAGTGAAGATTGCGTTTATTGTCCAGTGTGTTCTGCTGATATTTACGAAAACGAAGAGGAGGATGACGAAGAATGAAACTATCAATAGTCATAGCGTCCATATTTTTGACAGGATGTTCACTTATACTACCGAAACCACACGATCCAGTTATGTTTGATCAGATGGTTGGAATAAAGATTACATTAAACAGCACTAAATGCGCTGGTGATAAGAACTGGGATTCATTATTTGATAAAGTAGAAAGACTAAAAGTCTACACTGAATTGAGAAAAGATCCACAGGCTAAATCTGTGGATGATCTACAAACAGCATTAAAGAAGGCACATTCTTCAGCTAATCCAATATTTTGCGAGTCTGTGCTCAAAGTTAACCGTGTCAGAGTTGACACTATCGCAGACGCATGGAGGGGAAGATGAGTATATTTCAACACATTAGAGCAGAGATTGATGTAGCATCAAATGACGCAGCCAAAATTCTTGCAGAGGAATTGATAGCTGTTGGCGAGCAGTATCAAGCAGGACAGCTAACCAGAGATGAGTTTGAGTTTCTTGTTGGAGAGATTGCACAGGTCAGAGCACAACAAGAGTTGGCAACTGATGAGATTGCTCAGCGGTGGATTATCAATGCTGCGTCAGCAGTTCTGTCGGCAGTATAAATGTGGACATATCAAGGAAACGAATTCGCTGAGATCCCAGAAGGATACGCAGCATTCGTTTACTTGATAACTAATAAATTAACTAACAAGAAATACATAGGCAAGAAACTATTTTACTTTAGCAAGAGTAAGACAGTTAAAGGTAAAAAGAAAAAGATTAAAGTAGAATCTGACTGGAAAGAATACTGGTCATCATCAGATGAGGTTAAATCTGATGTTAAAAATCTTGGGGAAGAAAACTTTACAAGAGAAATTATAAGATTG